CATTGCCATTCACCACGATAACCCCAATCTGTGCCGCTTGTTTGGCCCTATGGCCGAAAAGTGGGGTGGGTTTAACGTCAACTTCTTTAGCTTTATTGGAGATAATCATGGATAACGCAATGACGGGTCACAGCAACGAGCATGTCGGCTTACAGAATCATAGTGTGGGTGAGCACTACCCATTAGCGGTAGTGGGATATGGTCATCCTACGCTCTACGTCATCGAAAACCTTGAGACTAACGAGGTGCTGTGTGGTTCATACGGTGCGCCTTATCAGCACTACGAGAGCAAATACCTTTACAAGATTATCGGGACCGCAGTAAGGGGGCTTGACAGTTGGGTAAAAGGGCGCCCTAGGTTCAACGCCAACACCAAAAGCCTACACATGCCATTAATGTAGCTATTTGGGCATTCTAACGAGTGCCTCTCTAGGTACAACTTTGTACCCGGTAAATGCCGCCTTGGCTATACCGTTTAACGCAACTAGGAAAACTATGACATTTGCTAACGACTCTCTGGACAACAACTCTTTCGCTGCTAACGCTGAGGGCGCTACCTCCGAGGACACCTCGATTGGGGTCGTCAAGGTTGCACCTACCAAGGCTGAGAAGATTGCCCAGATTGACCAACGTATCAGCAAGCTCCAAGAGCAACGCTACAACCTTGAGAACGACATCGTGGCAGCGCCCAAGGCCGCTAAGGTTATCGTGCTGCCTGCTGTTGGCGACACTGTGGTGTTCACCCATGGCCGACGCACTGCTAACACTGAGCCCGTTCAACGTGTTGGCGTTGTGGTTGCTGTTAAGCCCACGACTGAGGGACAGGGAGGTAAGACTTTACCTGCCCAGATTCGTGTTCAAGTGGGTGAGGGCTTCGATGCTGAGTTCTGCAACATCTACCCAGCCCAGATCGTTGACGAGTCTACTGCTGAATAACCGTTAAGGTTTAGACTGCACAGCCATGCCTAACAGTAGGGCTGTTTGGTCTACGTCTTGTAGAGATTTAAGGAGAATTATGAACAAGCGCAAAACACCCTTCGTTAGGTACGGTAGCGACTACCCTACTCTGTTGCAAACGCTGCTAATGCGCGGTGGTCATATACCTACTCCGCCACTCGGGATTGTGGGTAAGGCTAAGGCATTCTTTCGCAAGTTGTTTAGCTAATCATGAAAATCAAAGTATCAGAAGCCACTCCGACACAGCTTGACTGGCTGGTAGCGAAGTGCGAGGGACACGTAGAAAACGGTGTGTATGGTGAACCTGTTCTACGTGACGGCCAACTGCACATCCATTACTGCGGCGTGGTGTTAGACAGGTGTTGGGTACCAACGACAGACTGGTCCCAAGGCGGGCCGATCATTGAGAGTGAAGCAATCCAATTGATACCAGACGAGTATGCCGGGGTGTGGACTGCCTACATGACCAACGAGGGCGAACCTTACGAGCATACAGGCCCCACCCCCCTGATAGCAGCCATGCGCTGCTTCGTAGCTTCAAAGCTAGGCGATGAGGTTGAAGTACCCAACGAGCTAAGCTAATGCTAAGCCCCGCCTCGTGGAGAGACAGGGCAGACAGCCTGCCCCTCGGTGGGCGGGTTAGAACAGACCACGATTGTGGAGGTGGGCGTACCCTAACCATACGGCGGGACGAGAAGGGCATCAGTGCCCATTGCTTCCGCTGCAACGATTCAGGATGGCTCCCAGCGCCACCAGAACCCCTTGCAGTGCGTTTGGAGAGGTTGGGTAGGCAACAGGCTGCCGACCACCACATGCGTGCCTCTGTGGCCCTTCCCAGGCCTCAAGTCCGTGTGTGGGATGAGTGGCCCCCGGCCTGCCAGTTGTGGTTGCTGAAAGCTGGGCTTTGTAGGGCCGATCTACCCAAGCTGGGGGCATACTACCACCCGCCCACGAATCGTGTCATGCTGCCCGTTCTGGGGCCTTCTGGGGCCCTTCTGTTCTGGCAGGCACGAGCCGTGGATAATCGCCAGCCGAAGTACATGGCCCCACTAGCTGACAAGTCAAGGGTAATCCCTATGTACGGTAGTGCGGCTGACGTTACCCTTACTGAGGATATGCTATCAGCGTATAAGGTAGGGTTAGTTGCTGAGGGGTGGTCGATGTTGGGCACAAGCATTAGTCCGTACACCTTAGGCGAGTTAGTCCGACGCAACTGTCGGGTTAACGTATGGCTTGACCCAGACCCCCCGGGTAGAAGAGCCGCAAAGAAAGTTCTCGCAGCCTTACGGGGTGCGGGCTTAGAAGCAAGGGATATACGCAGTGACGTTGACCCTAAATTAGTTCATAGACAACATATCAAGGAGTTATTAAGATGAGAGCATGGCATTTTCTGTATGAGGGTAACAAACTACGTGATGGACGTACAGCGCCCGATGACGGGGTGATGTTGGTCCACCCGGAACACCCCGTTATTTGTTCAAGTGGGTTACACGCAAGCCTTTCACCCTATGATGCGCTTTATCATGCACCCGGTAACATTCTTTGCCTTGTAGAGTGCGGCGGTGTTGTAATCCACAGCGCTGACAAGCTAGTGTGTACTGAGCGCACGATAATTGCTAGGTTTGACGCTTCTGAAATGCTATGGTACTACGCTAGAATGCAGGCCCTTAAAGCAACCGCATATTGGGACGCTCCTGATGTAGTGCTTACCTACCTTATGACGGGGGAAGGAAGGAGCGCCGCCCATAGCGCCGCCTATAGCGCCGCCTATAGCGCCGCCCATAGCGCCGCCTATAGCGCCGCCTATAGCGCCGCCTATAGCGCCGCCCATAGCGCCGCCTATAGCGCCGCCCATAGCGCCGCCTATAGCGCCGCCTATAGCGCCGCCCATAGCGCCGATAGCGCCACCGATAACGCCGCCCGTAGCGCCGCCCGTAGCGCCGTCTATAGCGCCGCCTATAGCGCCGCCCGTAGCGCCGCCCAAGGCGAGTTTGACTCCCTCGTGTTTGAGTGTTTTGAGAATGTACTTTAAGGAGCTACTATGACTAAGTTTAAAATAGGTGATCGTGTCCGTCGCATTGGGTGCCCTAATGCTGGCGATGGCTGGGTGCTTAACGTAGGGGATACCTGCACGGTGATAGGTTTAAAGACGGTGTTTAAAGAAGAGCAATGGCTTAACTTGGGGCACATTACCGACAGGCTGGGCGGAGATAAGACCATCTCCTATGAGGGTGGGGGCCACAACGGCGCGTACTTTGAGCTTGTTACCCAAGAAGCCAGCACCAACCACCGCACCAACGACGTTGTGACTAGTGTAGCAGCAGCTAAAGCAGTGCGCCCTAAGAAGGCTAGCATTAAGGCCGTCATATTGGACCTCCTTGACAAGTACAAGACCGGTCTTACCGGGCAGGAGATTGCAGAATATTCAGGGCTCAGGCTTAACAGTGTGACGCCCCGCTTTGCGGAGCTTAGCCGCTGGGGCGGGTCGCCCTTTCAGAAGACACCCCCTGTTATCATGAACACCAACCGTACCCGTAGTGGGCAGATTGTGTGGGTGCTGTACGAGGTTGGGTGCAACAATGAATAAGCCCCACATCTGGCTAAGCTCGCTGCTCCCCGGTATCTGGGTATGCACTATGCGGGCTGTCTGGAGGACACATGGATGGCCGCGCGGTGTGGGTGCAACACCCCGTGAAGCATATGACAACTGGGAGGAGCAATGTCGCGCCTCGAAGACCTAAAAGAAATATACAACCAGTTTGTGTGGGCAGTGCAGCAATGTGAGGCTGACAGGGGAGCATGTGGCGATGATGTTTACACTGCTATGGCTAAGCTAAACACCATAATCTTTGAGGAGTTAAACAAGTGAGTCTCGACATAACAGCCTTACGGCTACTAAAGTACCGCGAACGGTACGACAGACTCCGACGCAGCGTGCCCAACGGTGCGCTCCAGCCCTTGTCAAAGGAACTTCTCGATGATTTCGGGGTGTTCTTTAGGGAGTTCCCTGATGCTAAGCGTGTAGAGCACGGACCATTCCTCACTTGGTACCGTGGCTTCCGCCATCCTAACATGAAGGACGAAGCCTTCGGGCTGTATGCTGCCATCATAAACAAGAGCATGGAGGACGTGAGTCCCGAGCTTGAGGCTGGCTTGATGGAGCGCCTTATCGCTGCCGACACAGCGGCTAGGGTTACTAGCCTGCTTGAGAAGTGGAACAATGGCGATGAGCTTGACCTATACAAGGAGCTACGCAACAGTGTCGAGCGCTTTGAGCAACAGGTGGACAGGAAGGTTAAAAATCCCCAAGTGCTTGATCCTATTGAGGACTTGCTCAAGGCGGAGGAGAACGACACTGGGCTACACTGGCGATTGCCTTGCCTTAACCGGCACATCAAACCCCTTCGGGGTGGTGACTTTGTTGTCATTGCTGCCCGGCCTGACAAAGGGAAGACTACCTTCTGCGCAAGCGAACTTACCTACATGGCAGCGCAGCTAGACACAACGTACCCCGGAGAGAATCGCAGCATCTTGTGGTTCAATAACGAGGGACCGGGCAAGAAGATCGTGATGCGTAACTTCCAAGCTGCGCTTAACGCTACGACAGAGGACCTAGTTAAGCTAAGCAACCTGCCTGCTGACAAGGGCTTCGAGAAGTACAAGACACAGGTGCGACAGCAGTATGCTGCTGCGCTGGGCGGCAGGCCGGGTGCGCTAAGAGTGTTTGATATTCATGACATGTGGAACCATGAGGTTGAGGACATCATGAAGGCCCACAATCCAGCGGTCGTGCTGTTCGACATGGTGGACAACATCAAGTTTGGAGGGGAGACTAACAACAATGGGCAACGAACAGACCAGTTACTGGAAGCCATGTACCAGTGGGCTCGTCTCATGGGTGTCAAGCATGACTGCGCTGTTATGGCAACCTCGCAGATTAGTGCAGATGGGGATGGCGCTAGCTACCCTACCCTACCCCAGCTCAAGGATAGTAAAACTGGTAAGCAAGGGGCGGCTGACGTTATCATTACCCTCGGCGCTCTTAACGACCCAGTGCTGGAGAACAGCAGGTACATAGGCACTACCAAGAACAAGCTAGTGCGTACCGGCAAGCGGGGTAGCCCAGCACAAGAGGTGTTTTTTGATTCACAACGTGGTAGATATAAGGAAGCAACATGAGTTTTGATAATGCTCCAGAGGCTAAGTTGAATACCTATGGCGGACTGCTTGTGGAAAATACGGCGGGGATTATCGCTACAGAAGATGCAGATAGCATGATACGGCGGAGGTTGTACGAGCAACTTGCAACTCAACTTGCGGCGGACGCTGTAACCATCACCAAGACGCGATACACCCGAGAGCATCGGCTGCAAGTATATGTGCTGACACCCGCTCAGCTTGAGAAGTACGTCCAGCGCAGGGCCGAACAGCTTAACTACCGCGCCCCCAATGCCCGCTGGGTAGACTTTGAACCAACGCACTAAGGAAGTAACATGACAACAGTTAAGTTTAAAGGTAAGGTCTACGCAGTAGTACCCGATGACCCCGGTTTGGCCTACGAGGCTACTGCCTGTAGCAAGTGCGTGTTCCGAGATGACATGGACCACCGCTGCGCCAATGAAGAGTGGGAAGGCGAGCCATTTAGTGACGGCCCGGCTGTTAGTTGCCTTGACGGATTTCATCACTACGAGGAGCTACCTCAGTGACGTACTGTACTTGGGATACAGAAACCACAATCGCAACTAGCTTTAAGCGCAAGGCTAACCCCTTTGATAGGGCCAACTGGGTAGTAACACATGGCTTTAAACACAAAGGCGGGGCTGTTATCGAGTACCGTTTTGGTAACGCACGGCCAGCGGCAGGTTGGCTCCGCCCGGTACTGGAAAATACTCGCCTACTGGTGGGCTTCAACATCAAGTTCGACTTGCTACATGCCCTCCAAGACCCAGACAACCTCGCCATCTGGATGGAATATGTGGCAGGAGGAGGTAACGTCTGGGACTGCCAGCTTGCTGAGTACCTCCTCAATGGCATGGGACAGAAGGATCAAATGCTCAGCCTCGACGAGGTTGCTCCCCGCTACGGCGGTAACGTCAAGGTCGATGAGGTCAAGGCCCTATGGGCGGCAGGCATCAACACCCCAGACATCGACCCCGAGTTACTCACTCGATACCTATGCGGCGGCGATGACGAGAACGGGGTATTCCAGTTAGGTGACGTAGAAAATACTGAAAAAATTGCGCTGGCTCAGATAGCCCGTGCTCGGGATTGCGGCCAGCTTAATAGCCTGCTGCTCAACATGGGTGCCCTTCTGTTCACCGTTGAGGCAGAGCGTAACGGTATGTACGTTGACAAAGCCAAGGGCATAGAACTTGCTGCCTCCCTCAAGATCGCAGTGGACGAAGCAACGGCTAGCCTTGTGCAGTACCTACCTGCTGAACTGCCCTTCGACTTCAACTGGGGCAGTACCCTACAGCGTAGTGCGCTGTTCTTTGGGGGCACTGTGCAGTATGACTGTCGAGAGTACGACCTTAAGGACGGTACGACGATATGGCAAGACGAGTGGGATAAGCATGTCGCCCATGCTAAATCACTACCGGGGGCTTACGTTGCTAATACTGACCCATTCCCTAGGGCGTACTCACAGAAGGAACTAACAGGCTGGCTCCTCAATGATGGCGTGTCCGTTACTACGCAAGACCCGTTCGGAGTAGATGATCCGATCAAGTTATCTCAGTACGCAACCTTTAAGGGTGGTAAAAATGCTGGTGAGTACAAGACCAAGAGGATTAAGGTTGATGACTACAGCAAGCCCAAGTCCCGCATCGTCAAGCGCCCTTACACCTTTGCCGGGTACACCAAGCCCAAGAAAACATGGGCCGGCGCTGACCCCGGAGTATGGAGCACCAGCAGTAGTGTGATCGAGGAGCTAGCCGATAGTGGGGTGCCCTTCCTTAAGGCGTATGCATCACTGATGTCTATGTCCAAGGACCTAGGCACGTACTACATCACGACAGACGAGGACGGTAAGCAGAAGGGTATGCTTACGTTGGTTGGCGATGATGGTATCATCCATCACAAGCTCAACATGTGCAGCACGGTGACGGCTAGGCTCAGCAGCTCTGATCCAAACCTTTAATTATCTGGAGGTTGTAAAACTCCGTGAACTCAGGGGACCTCTGCGGTACAGAACATTCTGGTACCTGTAATACCAGCAGACAATCCTGAACCAATCCCACCATATCTGCTTAGGAGCACACAATGGATATTAGATACTACTACGAAAACACAGACCTTACCCTGCAAGAGATTGCTAACAAACTAACACTGTCTTACAAGATAGTGTGGGGGTATGTTGCCAAGCACTACTGCGCAGAGTACCGCAGAATACGCAAGTCGGGTAGCTACCGCAAATCTAAGTTGGGCGACCTTAACCCAATGAAGAATAAGACAGCGGCCTTGCATCATAACTACATCGGAGTAGTTGGTGACAACAAGGGCTACTTAATGATGCTAAAACCTGAGTGGTACACTGGGCGCAAGGGTAGTAAGCATGTGTTTGTACACAGCGTTGTTATGGCACTGGCCCTGGGTCTAACAGAGATACCCCAAGGCTACTGTGTACATCATTGCGATGAGAATCCACATAACAACAACGTAGGTAATCTGATAATGTTGACAATGGGCGAGCACGCCGCATTGCATCACTGGGCAGGCGCAACGACTATCTCGAAAGAGAGTACAGC